AGGGGTATTAGAATACCTGGTTTAGATACAAATGCAATAACTTACCTCATCGGTAAAAGTATTTGGATGAAAGGAATTGGAGGAATAGACTTCATAAATAATGCAATAGACAATATCATAGATGAGATGATTGAAGCCGGTGAAGAAGAATATGCAGATAGATTTGAAGAGTTCATTGAAGAGATATTGGTAAGGTCAAAAAGCGAAGATAATATAATTAATATATAATGGGACAGATTAGTATTATAAAGAATGTAGATAATCTACAACCAACAATGTCACCCGATAATTATTTTGTAATATCGGCAGACACAAATACAGCAGACAAATTCAGATATGTCTTTGATATGGTCATTGATAATGAGATTGTTTATCAAGGTAAAGCCACCCCTAACCCCGAAGGTTTGGGGATTATTGTTGTAGAAGATGTAATTGATAACTTTGCATCAAATACACCAATAGCATTCTCAGGTGATAGTCAAATATTCGTTCACGAAACTGAATGGTTCTCAAAACCACCAAATGGAGAAGTTATTGAATATGCAATGTTTTTTGGTGAAGAACATGCTGATGCAAATGGAATTATAACGGGTTATACAGGAGTTGGTAAGTTTCAAGGTGACCCTGCATACCCATCAGGTGCAAAGAGAGCTTATTTGGGAACTATGGGAAGAAACATATTCTCCAATCTACAAGAGTATGACACAAACAATCTAATGATGGATGGATATGATGGATTATTCCCCTCACAAGAAAGTTTGTTCTTAACCAATAGTCCAAGAATTAGAGAAGTAGGTTTAAATGATTATTTCACATTATCTGCATTGAACTATAAGTTTGACACACAACTTGTACCCAATCAATCGTATGCATATGATGTAGAATATATTTTCTATAATGAAGCTAATGTATATATTACCGGTTATACTGTAAGTAATATAAGAGATAACGGAGGAGGCCCAAGAACGGGGTGTACTGATACATTCAATTCATACACATTACCATCAGGAGAAACACAAAGCAATTGGAATGTAATACATATTGGAGCAGGCCCACAAAACATATGGGTACCTGACGATACAGCATATTATACAGTTCAATTGTTAGGTAATATTGAAATACCTCCTACTCCAAGTGTCACCCCCTCACCTGGTGTTAGTCCTACATTGACTCCCACTCCAACTATCACTCCAACACCATCACCGAGTGGTTTACCTTTAGGTTATACAAAATGGTTATTCCAATCTTGTTGTAGTGGAGGAGGACAAGCAGTATTTGCTGTGCAGAGTGGAACAACTGGTACCATAAGAGTATATAATGACCAATGTTATTATGCAATTTCACCATCAAGTGCTGATTACGATGCAATTATCGCAGGTACTGCACCATTTGCAAGTTGTGTTAGTTGTACTGCAGCTTACGAATGTAGAGGGGGTTCAGGGCCGGCTGAAGCTTCACCAAGTAGAAGTTCAGGTACACCAAAACGAGCACCTAGTCAATCTGATGTTCCTGACAATACAGGTTGTTCTAGTTGGGAACCAGTATCTGAATTATTTACATTCAATATACAATGTCAGTATGACGCATTTAACTCAAGACAACTCATATTCAAAAACAGATTTGGTACTTGGGATTATTTCAGATTCAATTATAAGAAAACTGAACAGATAGAAATAGACAGAACACAATATAAAAAGTTCTCAATAAATTACGGAAGTAACAATCCGATAAAAACTACTTATGGTAGAGGACTTACAGATTATTCAACTCAGATAAGAGAAATACATACAGTAAACACAGGGTTTATCAATGAACCCGATATGTACTACCTTGAAGAGTTATATACATCAAATGATGTTTATGTAATATTAGATAACGGAAATGTATTCCCCGTTAATATTGTTTCAACATCGTTTGAGAAGAAGACGGCAGGTAGAGGAAAAGAAATAACCAACTTAACATTGCAATACGAATTTGCAAATAATATAAGATTATTAAATCAGTAATGCAAACAGTATTATTAGTAGCTACAGGTGATACGAATAACTTTCACACCCCACTTGACTTATACGATGATGTACCCATCAGTATTGTAATTCAAGAAGGGGACTTATCAAATTTTGAAAGAAGGTCAAATTATTCAAAGACATTTAGATTACCGGCAACAACGAGAAACTCTGAATTCTTTGAACATTTCTATGAAGTAAATTCAACGGGATATAACCCCTTAAATTCTGTTCCTTGTGTAGTTCAGACAATGGGTAATGATGTATTCAAAGGTACATTAAGATTGAATGGTGTTTATAGAAATGAAATATACGATGAATTTGAAGTTTACATAATACAAGAGCTTGTTGATTTTGCAGATTTAATTGGAAACTTAAATCTAAATGAATTAGATTGGTCTGATTTAAATCACGACCTTACATATGATAATATTACCACAAGTTGGTATGCTAACTCAGGTGATACCGCAGGACTATTTGGGGGTAAGATATTATATCCAATGATAAACTATGGATTGAATGACCCATTAGGTAGTTCATCATTTGATTATTGTATTGGTAGTTCCCCTTGTTTTAATAATTCAGGTAATGCATTACCTAATAATATTTGGAAACCTGCAATAAGAGTTAAAGAAGTATTTGATAGAATTATCAATTATGTTGGTTATCAAGTTGATAGTGATTTTATTAATGGTAGATATTTCCGTTCATTATATATGAATCTAGCTTATGCAGATTCTTTGGGTGTTGATATTCCCGAAGCAGATAATGATGTAATTAGTGAAAACTTAAACCTATTCAAAGTTTATGAAACAGGACAAGGTAGTGTATATAACTATTCTGATGCACTTGGTGAACCTGGTGCAAGACATAGGTTTAGAACATTAGACCCCGATGGTTATGACTATCTTGGTAATTTCAATTTAAATGCAAGATACTTTAGAGCACCAGCTACCGGTACCTATGCATTCAATATTAGATTTGCTTATGAATCTGTTGGAACAACAAATGAAGATATTTTATTTGATTATGTCATCAAAACCTCAACAACAGCCGGTGGTCTTGATACTGGAACAGTTGTTGCATCACAGACCGGTTTAAGTGCGGGAGATAGTCCAACACAACTCTTATTCCCCTTCACAGTGACCTTAAATGCCGGTGACTATATCAGACCTTACTTTATATTTTCTGAAAGTGCAGGAGCAGGTTTTAATCAGTTTCAGACATTACGAACAACACCATACGATTCAAATTACGATGCACCCCAATGGTTGTTATACTCAAGTCCACCTTTGACATTTGATACAGTTGATATTCCATTCAACTTACCTGATATGAAAGCAATTGATTTCTTGAAGATGATAATCAAGACATTCAATTTGGTATTCTTGGTTAGTGATGAAAGAATTATTACAACAGAACCATTTGACTTATATTTTGATGATGACAATAGAACAGTAAAAGATTGGACACAGAAATTAGATATATCAACAGATTATCAGATACAACCATTTTCATTTGATTTACCAAGAGAAAGAAGATATACATATGAATCAGCCGGTGATGAAAGATTGGGGAAATACTATGAAGATAACTTCAATCAAATATATGGAGAAAGATTGGTATTCACCGATAGTAATATATTAAGAGGGGAAGAAATATTAGAGTTAGATTTTAGACCCACTCCAACAGATAGTATTGATGGTAGTGATTGGATGATTATACCTGACTATTCTCGTATAAACGATAATGGTGATAAGGTTGCAGCTAAGACAGCACCACACTTATTCTTTTGGGTAGGTAATAGATATTGTTATACTGGTGAAACTGGTACAGGCCCAACATCTTGGTATTTGAAGAGTGGGGGAACTGCAGTAGAACAAACAACATACCCCGCAGTAAATCACTTATCACATCTTAATGTAGGACAACAATGGCAAACTTTTTCTGATTTGAACTTTAGACAACATTGGGATTATTTTGCAAACAATAACTCAGCCATACCACAGTTCACAAAAAATAATTTATATACACTATTTCACGAACAATCACACGAAGAGAAATATTCTACTGAATCAAGGAAGTTTACTGGTAGATTCTATCTACAACCAAATGAAGTAGGTCAGATAAATTTAACAGATAAGATTTATGTTAAAGATAGTTTCTATAGAATTGAAAAGATTAATGAAGCTAGTTTAACAGATGATAAACTAACAGAAGTTGAATTAATAAAAGATTTGGGTGGATTTGAATTTACAACACCACCAGCACCTGATTATACAGTATCACCAAATGCACCATTCCCGACACCATCTGTAAGTCCATCAATTACCCCATCTATTACTCCAACTCCTACCCCTTCACCTATAGTTTACGAAAAATGGATTTCAAGAGAATGTTGTGATGCAGCTAATTCTATATTAGCTGAAGTTGATATATCACTTTCACCATCAGTAAATAAATCGTTCTATAGAGCTTCAGATAATAAGTGTTTTTATTTGAGTTCATCAACTGAATTTGGAACTCCTGTATATACAGTAAATTCATTATATAATGATTGTGATTCTTGTGCAATTGCAAATCCAGATGCTGATAGTGATTGTTGTAATTCACATAGTGTATATGGCCCTAGTATCTCACAAGTTGATGTTTGCGATGAAACTGCGGGAACAAGTACAGTATATTCAAATTGTACTACTTTAGCTGCAGGATGTAGAGTATATACTGACTCCAATTGTACTACACCAGTTCAAGTTGCAAGGTTCTTATATCCGACAGGTGCTGGTACTCCAACAAACATATTTGAGGTTATAGATACTAGTGGAACATTAGGAACAACTGCATGTTAAATATTTATAGACAATGGCAAAGACAATAGCAATACAAATAGAAGTAGATGGAGCCAAACAAGCCGTCTCAACTATTGGTGAATTAGAAACAGCAATAGAACAATTAACAGAAGAACTAAAGGAAACAGAAATTGGTTCTGAAAGGTTCCAACAACTTACTGCAGAATTAAATGAAGCCAGAAGTGCATTAAAAGGATTTGAACAAACCTTTGAGGGGTTAGACCCTCAACAACAAACTCAAGCATATCTCGCATTTGGTGAAAGTGTTGTGTCAGGTATATTGTTGGCACAGGAAGCGTTAAGGTCATTTGGTGTAGAAAATGAAAATGTTAATAATGCTGTTGAAAAATCTACTCAAGCGATAAATCTTGCTTTACAAGCTCGTATCGTAATTGAGGGTGCACTTGAGGCAAGGGTCATCGCAACCACCATCGCACAAAGAGCATTAAATACTGCTACGGTTGCAGGAAATGCGGCACTACGGACTTTATTTACAACTATGTTGGCAAACCCCATAACAGCTGTTGTTGTTGCAATAACAGCACTTGTAGCTGCATTTATAACATTTAGTGATGAGGTTGAAGAGAATAATGAAGTATTGGATGAAAACGCAGCTAAACAAAAAATATTAGAAATACAATCAAAAGCATTAGCAAGAGAACTAAATGCATTATCAAAGGCTACAGAAAATTATATAGAAGGTATAGAAGATTTTGATTTATCAACTGCGATAAGTGAGGTTGAAAGATTAGAAGAAGAAATATCAAATCTACAACAAACACAATCAGAAACTACTGACTTTGATTTTGATGTTTCTATAAATCTAATTAAAAGAGGTGTATTATTAGAAGACCTAAACTTGACATATGCTGATAGTATAGAGTTTTTAGATTTAATAATTGCGAAACAGGAAGAGTATAATGAACAACTTAAATTAACACCAGGTCAATCAAACTACGCAAAGTTTTTGAATGATAATATAGAATTATTAGAAGATTTAGAAGAACAATTATTAGAAATAATTGACTCAGGTGAACAACAATCTGAAGCGTTAGAAACACAACTTGCAGCTGTTAATAAAAGAATTAAAGAATTAAGGGCTGAAATAAGTGCTACTAAATTAGAAAACTTTACAGATGATTTACAAGATGCAGCAGAAGCAGTAGGTAATCTAAATAGAAATTTATTAGAGTTTGGTGATACCCCCGAACCTGAGATAATAGAAAGTCTTAAAGAGTTATTACAACTACAAGTTCAATTAAGAGAAGCCGCTGAAGAAAGTAGACAAACATTAGGGGATGTATTTACAGAATATTTTGATTCAGTTAAAGATGCGTCAGGAGAAGTAGATACATTCGGTACAAAAGTGGATGAGGTTAGAGAAACTTTAAACGAGGCATTCACTACCGGTGATTTAGAACAATTTGGAAAAACATTAACTGAAATACAAGAAGAGTTCTTATCAGAAGAGAATGTTGATAAGTTTACTGAAGAACAGAGAAAAGCAATAACACAGATTTTAAGTGGATATGAGGTAGCATTTAGCTCATTACAACAGTTAGGTGTAAAAACCGAAGATGAGTTCAAAACAATCATTCAACCCCTATTAGATGGACTTACAAATAAACTTCAATTGGAAGGTAAGATTAACTTTGAAGAGGTTAACGGAACAATAGAAGAGTTCCAATTGAAATTTGAAAATATTCAAAAGGGGACAGCACAATTCTATGAGAAGAGACAAGAACTTATTGATGAAATTGCAAGAACTCAATTAGAGCAAGTTAATCTTGAAGCATTATCTGCTGAAGATAGAAAGAAAGCACAAGAAGAAGCTGTAAAACTTGCAGAAGAACAGGCTGATGCAATTATTGATATTATTACCAATACTGCAGCAGCTGAAGATGCTATCAGAGGTGTATTGTTTACAACACAGGAATTAACAGATGAAGTTAGTGATACATCAAATGACTTTGATGAATTGTTTGGTCTTATTATAAGTAATTTTGATAAGATTGAAGATGAGTTTGATTTTGAGAAGTTATTAACACCTGACCCATCAGCATTACAATCTAATTTAAATGCCATTACAAATTTCTTAAAAGAAGTATCAGATGGGGCGATAGACTTAGAACAATTTACTCAAGAACAAAGGGAGGAGATATTAAAAGAATTCCTTAAGAGAAGAGAAAACCTATTAAAAGAAAACCAAGAGACTGAATTAGTAATAATACAGGAAACAGTAGATAACTACTTAGCTATTAGTCAAAGTATTCAAGGTTTAGGTCAAGCATTAGCAGAGAACTCACAATATCAAGTAGAAAGAATACAAGAAAACACCAAAGATTTATTAGACCAAATTGTAGGTGATAGTGAGGAAGCCGTAGCATTAAGACAAGAAATTGAAGAAGATGCTGCAAGAGAAATAGGTATAATACAAAAGGAAGCAAGATTAAGAGAATTAAGACTTACACAATTACAAGCTGTTGCTGATGCAGCTTCAGCTATAATAAACGCATTAAAATTACCCCCACCATTTGGTGCTATTGCTGCAGGTATCGTTGGTGCCGCAACATCAATACAATTGGGTGTTATACAATCACAGATTGCAGATACTCAATCTTTACAATTTGCAGAAGGTGGATTGGTAGAAGGGCCTGGTAGTGGAACATCTGATTCAATACCTGCATTACTATCAAATGGTGAATATGTAATAAACGCAAAAGCAACAGAAAGATTCTTACCTATACTTGAACAGATAAACAATCAAAATCCACAACAATTTTCTCAAGGTGGTTTTGTGTTAGGAAATAACTTAATGAATACAATTACTACTCAACAATCTTTTGATGATTCAAGAATAGTAGAAGCTTTGGAAAATAACCAATCAATACCTGTTAGAGCGTATGTATTTGAAAAAGATATGACTAATGCACAACAAATAGAGAAGAGACTACAGGAATTAAGTAAATTGTGAATATTTATAAATAATGAAAATATATGAATTAAAAATATCTGATGAATTATTTGATGAAAATTCGGTAACAGAAATTGCCTTGGTTGAACAACCTGCGATAGAAACAGAATGGATTACTTTATCAAAAGAAAAATTTGTTAGTTATGATGATTATCCCCAATATATGTCTGATGCAGCACAATCTGCATTAAACTACATAGAAGAAACAGGAAACCCAAATGATTGTTTAACTCAAGTTGGTAAAACAAGGGGACAGCAATTAGCACAGAGAAAACCTGTTTCATTAGATACATTGAAGAGAATGAAAAACTACATTACTCGTCATATGAAAGATTTGGATGTATCAACATCTTTTGATGACGGTTGTGGAAAATTATCAATGGCGATGTGGGGATGTTCAACAAAGAATGAATGTAAAGCTGCTGAAAAGTGGTTAGAAAGAAGAATAACAAGAGAAGAAGAATTCATAACCCCCAACCCTTGTCAAGAAGGTTATGAAGCAATTGGAACCAAAATAAAAGATGGTAGAGAAGTACCTAGATGCGTTCCAATCCGAGCATCCAAGTTTGATGCTGTGGTAGACATAGATGGAGTACCGTTATATAAGACAAGTGCTGAAGCTGATAGTGAAGCTGCAAGTATGGGATGTAGTGGTTCTCACCCTCACGAATACGAAGGGGAGACCCTTTATATGCCTTGTGCTACACATGCTGAGGCATCACAATTATGGGACGACAACTCAACTGAAAGATTATCTATAGACGAAAAAGGAATTGAATTACAAGACCTTTTAGACGAAGGTTATGTAATTACCGATATAAAAGAATTAAACGAAGATTACCAAAAAGAACTTATTGAAGAATATAGGGAAAAAGTTAATAATCGTTATTCTGCTCAAGAGTTCTATAGAATTGTTAGCAGTCCCAATGAACCATCTATAATGGATAGTTCATATAGAAAGAGGAGATACATCTATGTCATAGGCCCCGGTCAAGGTTCACCCCTTATCAATACATCAAGAGATTTTTGTCAGAGAATGATAGGACAAAAACAATTGGTCTTTAGATTTGAAGATATACAAATGTTAAATCTACAATTAACAGCTGAAGATAAAAACAGAAAGATTATTCCACGACCAAAAGGAACATCACCTGACATTTTTATATATAAGGGTGGTGCGAATTGTCGTCACATATTCGTTGAGTTATCATTTGCTGCTGATGAAAGAATACCAAAGACAGCAACAAGGGGTAAAAGAAAAGCTGAAATGGAAACACCCGCACCTGGTGAAGCAGGTCAAGTAAATCCAAAGGTTGTATATGCAGCATCTAAAGAAGAAGACAATCCAGTAACTTATGAATATGGATTACCTGTTTATAAGATGGAAGAAGTTGCTGTATGGAAATCAGAATTGATGGGTTGTAAAGGTGAATATGATGAAACATATTATGAAGGTGAAAAACATTTTAGACCTTGTAAGTATGTTGGAGAAAAGAGTAATTTTAAAAACCAATTCTCATTCAAACACGATGAAGAGAAGAAGATGATATATTCACCGGCAATGATACCAGATAGAATGATACCCCGTATTGATGAAATTACTGGTGAAAAGTATTTTGTCTATTTTACCAAAGATACAATTGAGAAAATAGCACAAAGATTCCTTATGGAAAAAAGAACAAACAATACCAACTTGGAACATACGAATTTGAAATATGATGATATTTATATGGTAGAAAGTTGGATTGTTAGTACAGAAAATGATAAAGCCTACTCTTTAGGTTTTACTGAACAAGATGTTCCAATAGGTAGCTGGATGGTTGCTTATAAATTTATGAACGATAAAGTTTGGAAGGAATATGTTAAAGAAGGTAAAGTTAAAGGTTTGAGTGTTGAAGGAGAATTTGAACTCGTACAGCAATCTTTCAATAAAGAGGAGTATTTATATAATGAAATAATAAACATTCTAAAAAACACTTATTAAAATGTTAAATCCAAAAGAAGCGATTACAAAAATCAAAGAACTTCTTAATTTAGAATTTGCTACTTCTGAGCAAAAGTTTTACACAGGACAGTTAGAAGACGGAACACAAGTCACCAACAATACAGACAGTGAAGACCTAGAATTAGGCGATACACTATATGTTGTTGTTGAAGATGGTAATATTGTTCCCGCACCTGGAGATATGGAACATACTCTTGCTACAGGTGAAGTTGTTAGGTTGGATATTGAAAGCAAGGTTACCGAAATAAAAATTGAAGAGGAAACCCCCGCTGATGAAACACCTGACGAAGCTGAAATTGTTGTTGAAGCTGAAAACACCGAAGAAGAAATGGCAGAACACGAAGACAAGGAGGAAATTGAGATTGAAGTAAAAGAAGATGACGAAATGTCAAAACTAAGAGAGGAAATGGCTGAAATTAAAAAAGCCTTATCTCAAGTCTTAGATGTATTCTCGCAGTTTAGTGCTTCAACAGAGGAAGGTTTTGAGAAAGTTAATCAAGAGATTGAGTCTTTCAAGAAATCACCTGAAGTTGAGAATATTAAAACAAATAAACTAAACAATAAAAAATTGGCTCAAAGTTTTGCAGAGTTCAGAACTGAGCAACTTAAAAAATACCTAAAATGAAAAAGAAACTAAACTTTTCGTATGATTTAAGTGCATTATCAGCTTTCTCATTAGAAAGAGCTGACGAAATGTTGCTTAACAGCGTATTGGGTTCAGTTACCCCAAGATACGCAAAAATTTACCCTGGTATGAAGGGTACAAGCATGAAGGTTGGTGTTATGGCTAACACTCCTGCATGGCAATCAGGTGAGGTGTGTGGCCTCGCTGATAGTGGAACAACTGACATTACTCAGGTTGAGATTGTTGGATGTTACAAGTCAAACAGAATGAATAACTGTGGAAACGAACTAAGAGATTACTTCCTTTCACAGGCTCTATCAAATTCATTGTTCCAAGAGAGCATTCCATTTGAGGAGTTATTTGTTCAAGACTTATCAAATAGAGCTGCTGACTTTATGGAAACAGAAATTTGGCAAGGTACTAACTGTGGAATCACAGGTGTTGGTGCTTTGATTGAAGCTGGTGGTGTTTCAGGTGGTACTTACACTGCATTGACACAATCAAACGCTGTTGATGTATTGAACACTGTTGTTCTATCATTACCTTCAAATGTTCAGAGAAGAACTGATTTGACAATCTTCTTGTCATTCTCAGACTACAGAGCATTCATTGCATCACTTGCTAATAGCTCATCTATGAACTTGTTTACATTAGGTGATGAGTCAGGATTAGCTACTGAGACAACTGTATTCTTACCTGGTTCAAACATCGCTGTTGTTCCAACACAAGGTCTTGACGGACAAAATGCAATTTACTGTGGCCCTTCACAAAACATCTTAATCGGCTTAGCTGCTGAGGATGGAATGGCTGTTAGAGTTCAGTATGACTTCTTCCAGGACACAGTCGCATCAATTACTAAAGTAGGATTTGGAGTTGGAGTACACGCTCCTGGTGATTTCTCATTCTTATCTTAATCGGTTTAAGACCATAAATTAAAAATTAAAACAAAAAAAAAATGGCTTGTTATATTGAAAATGGACTTGAACTTGGATGTAGAGACGCTAGTATTGGTGGAATAAAAGCAATTTGGGTATTGGGTGCTAGTGGTAACACTGTCTCAACTATCACAACAAATTCTGACGACCAAATAACTGCAATTAGCGGAACTGGCGTTATGTATAAATTTGAACTTGTTAAACAGAGTTCATCTATGACAGAAACCGTATCTGTTAATACTACATCAAACTCAATCGTATACCAACCTTCAGTTCTTATGAACTTGACGAAGTTGGACTACCTATTGAGAAATGTATTCTTTGAACTTACCAAACAACCTGAATTCTTCTGTGTCGTAGAAGACAACAACGGAAGATACTGGTTCCCTGGTGAGGTAAATGGATTATCTGCAAATGATGCAACACTTCAAACAGGTGCTGCGTTTACAGACGCAAATGGTGCTACCATCACTGCTACTGGTGCTGAGCCAGCTGCAGTTAGAGAAATCGTAGTTACTACAACTATAGATGCTGTATTCAGTGGTATCACATTTGATGCTGTTTAATAAATAATTTTATAAGGGTTAGGGGTTTAAATACCCCTAATCTTTATTAGCCTTAATTCAAGTAAAATGATTAGATGGAATGGGAAAAATTGGATTCCTGCGGGAGTTAAACCTGTTATAGGTAGAAGAAGAGGTGCACCTGTGCCAGGTAGACCTAATGCAAGATGGGTTGCAGGGTGGATTGGTGGTTTAGGTGAACCAGCTTGTGACTTCAGTTATGAATTATTGGTGACCCCCACTCCAACACCCACAATTAGTATTACCCCAACGATTACTCCGACAATTAGTATTACTCCAACAATTAGTATTACTCCAACAATTAGTATTACTCCAACAGCAAGTATAACCCCGACCTTAACCCCAACTCCAAGTTCATCAGCACCAGCATTTGATGCTGATGCCGCAGCTTACTTAGCTGATGTAATATCAGCAGGTGGTACAGTTGATGCTACTATATCAGCAGCTACTAATACATTATATACAGACCTTAAGTCAAATGGTTTTTATAGTAAAATGTCCATATTCTACCCATTTGTTGGTGGAACGGCAGCATCACACGCAATTATGGGTGACAGAACATCAGGCACTACTTATGATTTAACATTTGTTGGTGGTGTAACTCACGGTGTTAGTGGAACTACGGGTAATTTAACTAATGGTGGTATAAATACACTATATGACTCAAGTTTACAGCCAACTGACAGGCATCTTTCAGTATATGCTAACCAAGGCCCCGATGTAGATAGTACTGGTTATGAATGTGGTGGAGGTAATGGTTCAACAAATATGTGTACTTTAAAATTCGGTGGTGGAACTAATGGTTATGTAGGTCACGGAGGATTAGTAGGTTATAATACAACAACCTATCCACCAACTCGTTCAGGATTTATTACATCATCTATTTCAGGTACTACAGTTAACGCATATAAGAATGAAGGTAAATTTATAGGCCCAACAACAAGTACTAATAATACGCATAATAGATACTTATCAATCTTGTGTGACAACAGAGCAAATATACCAGGTTTCAATTTAAGTGGGGCACAATCAGAAAAAACAGTATGTTGGTATAATGTTGGTGACGCATTAACAGATAGTGAAATGTTGACATTCCAAGGTATAATAAATGATTTCCAAACATCATTAAGTAGAAATTCATACACATAATGGCAGGAATAAGAATTAATAGTAATAACTTTAACGGAAAGAGTGTTCAAATCACTTTTAACCCCTTCTCTGGTGGAACAATCAATTTGGGAACACAAACAATCCCCTATGACTATGTTTCATCAAACTATGAGGGTAATTATTCAATCTATATACCCGAATTTGATAAGACCTGTCCTTTGCAAGTTGGAACAGCTCCAACTCCGACACCGACTATTACACCTACAAGTAGTATAACCCCGACACCTACTATTAGTATAACGCCTTCTATTACTTCA